ATAAATATTTCGCCCTTTTGAATCTTCGCCAATCGGAGCAGGCAAAGAAACGCAAGCGATTGTTCCAAATTGATATTGTTCATTCGTAATTGTCATGCTATCTAAAACAAGATTAGTCGTCCCATGCAAAAAGTCGTGGATGTTTTCTATTAGTTCTCTTGCCTGCGACCAGTTATATGCCCTTGACATAACTTGTATATCTTTTGAAAACATCATATCGCCATCATATTCCTGAAATCCACCGGTCTCACGAATAAGAACAAGCGTATCAGGGTCTTCCGGCACGAGCAATTGACAAAATAAGTCAACTCCTATCGTCATTCCCAAACTGTTTGCTATATATTGCGTTATCTCTTTTATCATTCTATTTTCCCAAAAACCGCTTTATTGAGTGCGCAACTATCTGCATATATAATCGGAAATTTGTCGCCATCTTTTTTGATAAATAAAATGCGCCTGTTCCGGTCGGTCTCGGCAATCCACGTTTTTCACGAGTAGAACCGAAGTCGAGTTCTGGCGTCTCATGCAACCATGCCGCATACGGAGTGTTAAATCCCACAGTTGCCGTCTTGACCATAGAAATCATAGGTTCTTGATGTTGGCGATTCGGTTCCCCTTTTCCATTTATCGGCGGAGATGTTCCAACCAATTTATTTCCGACAAAAACGCTCCCGCTCCCTCGCAATGTTCCTTCGTCTAACGGCGTCGCCGGTATTTGTAATGTTGCATCATTCAATAATTGCATTCCGGCTTGCGCCAAACCCTTTTCTATCGCTTCCATAATTCTCGCATCAGATTTGTTCAATCCTTTTATTAAATCCGACATGTCAACGTGATAATCAGTCATGCTATAAATATCCTGTAAAATGGACTTTGCGATGAAAAAGTTTTTTCTTTGCGAATTGATAATATCTTATAGGTAATGCCATCAATTATAATTCGGCTTTTCATTTCCACCGCATTCTCTGTTAATATGCTCGCCGCACTCACGACCTCTGCTCCATCCGCAGTTATATGGCGCGTATCATTCGCACAATAAAAACAACGAATTGGCGTCTCGGTTATTATCTCCTCGCCCCACTGATTGTGCGATATGCTTTGGCATATTGCGCTTGTATTTAAATATTCACCAATCATGCACTCACCATATCCGAATACTCGCTGACGCTGTCAATCTCTTTTTCACCATTGGAAAAGTCAACAAGAGTCTCATATTGCCCTCGCAACCTTAACGCATCCTCACTTACCGGCAATAATACATGGGCGCAATTCGGATGAAATGGCGGCATCTTTGTCAACTTTGGGAAGTCGCTCGAATCTCCACTTATTGAAAAAATCTTCCCAGCAAACTCTGGACATCTATCGCCTTCACAGTCTTTATGCTCATGTATAGAAACTTGAACCAAATCGCATCCATAAGCCTCGCAAGTATTTATAGTTCCAGCAGAAGCGGCTTCTCTTGTCCTTGTTCTCGCAACCAACTCCGCATATTTAGATGGTTGATAATCTCGTCCGTTTATGTGAATAAATTTTTCGCCATCCATGCGGCTTATAAAATCGCCAAACAAAGCATCAGAAACAGTTCTGCGTGTTGCGCCTTGAATAACGCCTTGCGCAATTTGCTCATTAATGGCTTGCTCCGTTAATACCTTTTGTTGCGTTGCTCTTAAATATCCCGCCGCCATCCGTTTTATAGAGTCATTTGCAGCCATCAAATCAATTGCCATTTGTTGCGCTATCACTTCCACCGTCCGGCGATTTAATAAGACAAAATCTATATCAAGACGTTTCTTGACAACGCCCATATCTTTTAATCGCTTTTGCGCCGCTTCTGCGCCTCGCTTTAAAGCATCAGCAATTGATTTTTTTGCCGTTATGGCTGCTATGCCATTTAGTTTTTGAACCTCATCTTCGATTTGACGCATTAAAGATTGATAACGCCATTCTGCCGCCGGAGTGATATTCGCATTCAATAACTTTTCGGAAATGATTTTCTGCGCCTTGCGATATTCTTTGAGCATGATATCCGCCTTTTTAGTGAATATATTTTCACCTTGAAAAGGCGATGTCGGAACAAGCGAAACCATTAAACCAACTCCGTTGTTTGCGTTGTCTCTTCTCGTTGCAATTCGACAATGCCAAAAGCAAAAGTTTGCGATTTTTTATAGTCCTTTAAGAAATCCATCGCTGCCTCGCAAATTGCTTGCCGGTTTAGTTCTTTATAAGATTCTTGAACAATCCCCGCAGATTGAACGCCTTGACTTCTTAACGAAGAACGAGCGTCTATATCGGCGGAATAATTAAGCAAAAACAACGCCTGCTCTAATTGCGCCCATTTCATCTGTTCGGAGATTGTTGACGTGAAAGAAAACAATGGCGAACTAATCAATTGCCGATAAGCCATCATTAATGCCGCTACCTTATTCGCCCCGCTCGCAAACCAATTTACGACATTAAGCCGAGACTGCATATAGTCATCGGCATAAGTTTCCGTCACCCATCCGTAGGTTGTTTCTGGCATTCTATAACCTCCGCTTTTATACTCTTCACATATTCAAGAACCTTTTGCGATGCCGATTGAACCTGAACGTGCGCCTCCCTCGTCATGACCGCTTGTGATGCCGCCTTGTCCAAAATCAACACCGCTTGAATCAACTCGCCTTTTGTCATTTATAACTCCTTCTAAAGCGACACTTTTTGTTATTATCCCTTATGATTTGCCTCGTAATACTCTTCCCATGCCTTAAATCGCTCTTTTAACGTGTTTTTGTCATGTATGTGTTTCATGTAATAACCCTCTTATATTGACGGCTTGCTTGATAATGGACAATATGAGATTCACTCACATCTCCGCCCGAATCAAATATATGGCAATAACTCTTCGGCAAGATGTCAAAACCATTTCCAGCACAAGCATCATAAACGCCTTGTAATGTCTTTTGTTCCCACGTGTCCGGCATTGTTTCCGTTGTCTCTTTCCATGCCTTCATTATTTCAATGGCTTGCTCTGTATATGGAACAAACAACGTTCCGGTTAATAACTCCTTCGTTCCATCTTTGCGCAAACGGAAATGAGCAGATAGATTCTTTAAATTTCTCAACAATACCGGTCGTCTGTTTATAATAGCATCGGCATCAACCCAAACAATATCTCGCTTGTGCGTTATCAATTTATTTAAAATGAAGTCAACTTTATATCGCACGTTATTAATCCAACTTCCACGAGAATCAATTTCATCAACCTCGTGTCTTATTCCAAACGCTCTTAAACTGGCGATTAACTTTTTCGCTTCATTCTCATAACCGGTGCCTTTTGTGTAGAACGACACAAATAGCGGCATAAGCGGTTCCTCTTCCATGTCAATCATGCGCCGTTCAAATATATTAAGATTTGATTCCAAATTACAATTAATGACATCTTTACAGACTTCTTTTGGAATATATTTTTCAAACGATGACTTGAATTTATGATAAACAGATTCAGGTTGCACTATTGGATAACCATCATGAAACCACTTTTGGCGACTTCCGTCACCCTTCATGTCATATCCTAACAGATATATTGGTCTTGCGCCAAGCAACCACGCCAAATTTAATGCGGCAAATCCACTGTTTCCTCCACTTCCTATTCCATCCTCGAGCGAATAACTCCAAACTCTGTTGCCGGAACAACGAACTCGCAAGATGTCCGCAGGATAGAACATTCCACCTGTATTAAGCCATACTTTAAGTCCGTGCTTGTATGATATAAAGCGTTCTCTTGTTTCTTCTCCAAATTCTCCTTTTTCAATCCATGACCAAAAACGCCCATCCATAGAAAATATGATAGCAGGGTCTATAAATTCAAATGCTCTGTTAATACCGATGACCAAACTATTGCGCAACTTGCTCAAATCATATTTCTTAACAGATTCGCCGCCGCCTATGATATAACACGGATTATCCTTCCACATTCCATCGTGCAATATTTCAACGACATTTGAATCAGGACGGTCTTTTTCAATGACTCGATAACGTGTTTTAACCGCCCTTATTTCTCTCGATTTTATGATGTCCGGTTGTGCGGTCTTTGATATTTGTAATATATCTTTTCTTGTTCCAATACGCATTATCTATCCTTTTTTCAAACAGAAAAGGGCGATACCGATTTAACGACACCGCCCTTCTTCATGTTATTACGTTTTCATGGCTTTACCGCAAGAAACGTTTCCTTATGCCGTAGAACAACGCTTGAACTGTTCAACATCACCAATAGCACCACCGAAGCGCATCCATCCAACAGCAATGTCAGAATATTGCGTTTCCTCAAAGCGGGTGAATATGGTCAAGTTCATTCTGTTCCCGCCCTTCGCTTTGATTTTCGGCAAACACACATAAAACTTGTTTGTTGCCGAAAGCATCATTGTAAAGCGAGGAGTCGCATTATAAAGAACGCCATTGAAATTCGTTCCGGAAAGCGAGGCATTAAGCAGTCCCAATGCTCTTGTGATTCTCGCCCTTAATTGAATTGGCGCAAGAATGATGAATTGAGAATTTGGGGAAATACCATAACCTTTATTGCGACAATCTGTCAAGATGGCTTGACACGCCGCATTAATGGTTTCGATGTCCCTTATCGCCGCATAATTCGCATCGGTATTCGACAATGTGGCTGGAACCGGTGCTTGCCACGCCACATTACAAGTATTTGGCAACGCTTCAATCAACGCATAGAACGCCGCCGCTCTGTCATACGCAGCACGATTGCGAAATGCAATGGCGTTATCTTCAAGCGTCCAATACTCTTTGTCGTCAATGAGCGTTCTGTCCCATTGCAAACCACCGCCATATTTTGCAAAATTGACGGTGATTTGCTCGCCCGCCATCTTTGCCAACTTCGCAGAACCGCCAACCGGAACCTCGACAAATGTGATTCCGCTCTCGACGTCAAGAATTTTAAAACCATTGCGATTCGAGCCTGTAAAATCACGAATGTCGAATATTTCCTCAAACGCAAGGTCATAATCCGGAGTTACGTTATACTTTTCAAGAATTTCAAGAACGGAAGCAGGAAAATCACCCGATTGTCCGAACTGTTGAATAGCCTTCTTGATTTCTTTATTCTCAAAAGGCGCGGACAAAAAATAATTTACCGCTCCCTCTAAAAGTTTGATACTGGAACGGTCGGCGAAATTGACCTTATCCCAATCTTTCACGATTCGTCCCTTAAACATATTGAATCACCCCTTTTCTTTATAAAACTGCAAGCATACCATCAAAACAACACTCGACCCATGTATCGCCAACCGCAGGCGTCTTGCGACAAATACCGCAAATAACATTACCGGAAGTTTCTCCAACAATGTCGCCGGTTCTTGGTTCATACGCAATGGGATAACCAGCAACAAATTCTCCGGTTGACGCAGCACACGGCAAGAGAATGATTGGCGCACGAACAATAGCCGTGACCAAACTATCCTTTGCGGCATCAGAAACAATCACCGCCACCGTATCACCAATTTTGACAAC